TCAGAACAGTCATCGGATCCCGCTTCCCACCATGGCCCACGTGAACTCGTCGCGCAGGTCACGCACAGTGGTGTCACCCACAACGTTGCCCTGGACGGTGATCTGCAACGCCGGACCGCCACCCTGACCGCCGCCGCCCCCTTGCTGACCGGAGTTGATCGCGTCCAGCAGCACCCGGTTCCTCGCCGTCGCCGCCGCGTTGACAACGAACTCACCTGTGGACACCCGTGCGATCGGCACACCGGACGCGTTCACACCCGTGATGGAGTCGGATGTGCCTGTCCCAGGCCCGGCGAGCAGACCCCCGGCGGCGCGGCCGATGAGACCACCAGCGGCGTGGGGGACAGGGGTGCCGACGAACTGGAACGGGATCGTGCGCCCACCTACGCTGGCTAGGAAATTGTTGAGTTGGGCACTTGCCGCCGTCGTGTTCACGGAGATGGCGACGCTTGCGCCGTGCATCGAGTCGATCTGCGCTTGCAAACCGGCAATAACGTCCTGAGCGGCCTGAGAGTTGGCGCTGAGCCCAGGAACGTTTCCCTGCTTGATCGCGTCGATTCGCGCCTGCAAGACGGTAATCTTCGCATCAGCGGCGGCCTTGTCCACGTCCAGCTTCGTCGGCGTGACTGACGGCGGGATTGCCAGCAACTTGTCGATGTACGCCGTCACGGCGTCCTTGTCCACACCGTGAGCGACCGCGTTGTCGATGATCTGCTGACGCATCGTGACCATCTGCTCGCGGGCCTTGCCAGTCGAGTCCGCCAGTCCGCCATTGGCCTCCACGACGTTCTGCAGGTTCGTCACCTGGCTGTTGAGTTGACCACGCAACGTCACCGACGCCGCGGACATGTCCCCGATCGACGCGGTGGTAAAGGGGATCTGCTTGCCTGCCTTGTTCAGGTTGCTGCTCATGCCCACCAGCGACGAGTCGAACGAATTCTGCGCGTCCGCGGCCGAGATCGCCTTGCCGTTGAGGAGGTCTAGGCCTGTCTTGAGCAACCCCGCGGCGTCGTTCTCCAGGTACATCTTCGCTTTGGCGTTGTCGGCGGCGGTGGCGGTCGCCTGCTGCGCTGTGGCAGCGAGGGCCAGGGCCGCGGCCGTTGTCCCCACCTTGGCGGCGAGTGCGTCCTGTGCGGTGGCCGCAGCGGTGATCGTGGGTGTGCTCGAGGCCGTCGCAGCAGCCAGGTCCTTGTACTTCTGAGCACCGTCCTTCAGTGCGCTATTCGTACCGTCAAGGGCAGGCGTCAGTATGTTGGCGGCGTCGTTGTTCTTGAGCATTGCCGGGGTCAGGGTATCCGCACCCTGCACCCCGAACATGTAGGCGTCCTTCGCGGCCTTGACCACGGCGTTGACCTTCGCCATGGCGTCAGCGTTGCCGAGTGCGGCATCGGTAACAGTGGAGAGGCTGAGCCCGAGTTGGCGGGCCGCCGAGAGCGCGTCAAGGTCCGACAGTTTCTTCGCAGCCATCTGACGGACGCTCTCGTCGATGACACCGTTGGACGTCCGCAGCGCGTCAGCGAAGTCATTGGCAGCCTGCGTGTTCTGCCTCTGCGAATCCGCAAACGCGGAGTACACCAGGGTCGCCACACCGAGGATCGCGCCGATAACCCCGGCCGCGATCGTCAGAGCCCGGACCCCCGTGGCCGCGGTCTCCGCCGAGATGCCGATGGCCTGGAGCGCCGGCCCGACACTGGCAACCGTCGTCCCTGAGGCTCCAACGATCTTGAGCGCCGCGCCGACTGCAGTAATCCCGGCACTGAGCAGGCCGAACGCCTTGAAGGCGATGAAGACTGCCGACGCTACCTGCACCAGGGTTGCGAGGTGATCGGTGGGTATGGCGTTGATGACGTCCGTGAGCATCCGCAGGATCCCCAACGACCCCATACCGAGCGGCGCGATCGCAGCCACCAGGTGGAACACAGCCCCGACAATGGACTCGACAGCCTGCATGGCCTGGGGGAACACGGAGCGCACGTAGTCCCCGAAGGCGACGACACCCGGGCCGGACATCGCCGTCACGAAGCGCTGCGTCAGCGTTTCGATGTACCCGCTCGCGTCACGGGCCAACGGGGCAAGAGAGATCATCGCCGCGATCAGCCCGGTCACCAGCGCACCAGCAGTCTTACCGGTGATCGTGGAGAACTCACCGATGACGGCGTTCAACGCAGGCATCTTGGTCTGCAAGTCCGCCACAGCCTGCTGGAAGGGTCCCAGCACACCGGTCGCCGCCGTCTTCTCGAGTGTCGCCAGGTCACTCTTGAGACCACCCAGCATCACCGAATACTGGCCGCCCAGCGCGGTCCCCTTCTTCATCTCGCTCACGATGCTGACGATTGCCAGGACCCCGGCCGCGCCCATCGCACCGAGCCCGACAGCCAGACCGGCCGCGCCGGCAGCGATCGGCACCAGCGCCGGACCCAGGAGAAGGGCCGCGGCGACCAAGGCGCCCATGCCCTTGCCCGCCTGCTGACCGGACGAGGCAATGTTCCTGTTGCCCTCGTCGACCCGGTCCTCAGCCACAGCAACTGCGGCGAGTTCCGTCTCAGCGGCAGCGGTGTGGGCTTCGACGTTGACGTCAGCGGTCCTGCCGTCGAGCTCGTCAATGATGGACTGAGCCCTGCCGATGCCCGCATAGAAGTTGCTCGCGTCGAGACGCAGATACGCAACGAGTTCGCCGACCGAGAGTGACATTTCGTAGCCCCTCTCGGCTCAGGGTTGTTGGAAGTGCCGTCCAAGACGGGACCCGGGCACGGGGATCATTGACCCGTCAGCCAGGGGTACGTACTGCAGTCGGGCGTCGAGCAGGCCCAGGATTCGGACTCGCAACCACCGCCACGACCGGGACGACATCAACTCGGGGTCACCGACGTCGATGCCACGGTCGGCCAGGTCGCACTCGATCAACGCCCACTGGTCCAGAAGGTCACCCCATGTCAGGGCTTGCTTGCCTTGGGTGCTTTCCGGCGCGTCGTCGATCCAGCGGGGGAGTCCTGCGGCGTTACAGATGTCGCCGGGGTCGGCTTCTTCTTCGCGGCCCGGCGCGCCGACCTGTTCGCCGGGACCGGGCCCCCCCCCGACAGCCTCAACTCCCGCGCTGCGTCCTCACCCATCGCGAAGAAGATGAAGAGGTACCGGTTCAGCTTCTGAATCCGGACCCACGACACCCCGTCCGCGGTGAGTTCGTCCAGGGTGGTGCCCATGATGTCCCGCATCAGGTCACGTTCCTGGTCGTCGTCCAACTCCAACTTTGCCGCCTGCGCACCGATGTCACCACCGAGGCGCGCCTTGACGGCCAGGTCGGCCAGAGAGGCCAGGAAGAGCCCGGTCTTGGCGCTCGGGCTGGCGAACTTGTACGCCTTTCCGTTCGGGAAGACGGTGGAGGTGATGCCGGGCACTTCGACAGAGTCGTCGTCGAGGTAACTGGTGAGGTCCAGTCTGGACATCAGACGGCCTCGTAGGTCGCGGCGAAGACCTCTGCCTTGCAGGGGTAGAACCCGAGCGAGTCCTTGATGATCCACTCGCCGACTTCGAGGTTGAGCCACGCATCGTTGGCTGCCACGTACAGGCGCGCGAGGCGCGCGGGCTGTGCGGTGCAGCCCTTGCCACTCGCGTCGGGTCCAATGGCGGGCTCGGCAGGGGTTGGGCCGTAGAGGAACGCGGCAGTGATCCATTCCCAGAGGTCGTGGATGTTGTCGCCGGTCCATTGCTGTGCCTCGTTGACGACGGGCTTCTTGCGGTACATGGGCATGGCTGTTTCCTTCGGCTGTCGGCTGTCGGCTGTGTGGGGTGTTGAGTGGCGCGGGCGACCACAGCCAGGATCGCCCGCGCCACGACTCAGGATCAGACGTAGGTGAAGCTGCCACCCGTGGTCGACGGACCCGTCGCGTTCGTCACGACGATGGGCACAGCGCCCGCAGCGTGAGCGGGCGTGGTCACGACGATCGTGTCGTCGTTGACAACTACCCAAGAGGTCGCGTTGACCCCGCCGACCTTCACGCCGGTGACCGCGACGGTCCCCGTGAAGCCGACGCCCGAGACCTCCACCAGCGTCCCGCCGGCAGCCGGGCCGGTGATCGGGGTGAAGGAGTAGATCACGGGCACGCTGGCGACCGTGTCCGGGTGGGTGATGATGGTGCGGCGACCCTGCCCGGTGAGCGTCACCGTCACCGCGTCGATGGCCGACATCGCGCCACCGTCAGGCGACCACTCCACGCCCGCGGTGCCCATGTACGCCTCGACGCGGGGACCGCCCGGCTCCATCTCGTAGAACCGGACCTGCATCGAGTTCAGCAGCCCGATGTTCTCCGCCTTCAGGCGAAGCGCCTCCTGGCCGGGGTCATACGAGGTCGGGTCCGACGCCGTCGACTTGCGGTCGATGCCGAAGACGGCACCCCACGCGCGGGCGGTGGCGGTGCTGGACATGTCGCCGCCGGAGTCGAAGTCCGAGGTGTCCACCCACGTCGGCTTCAGGGACGGCTGGAACTTCGTGATGCCGAACACGCCCGTCCAGACGGGCAGGGCCGTGGTGCCGGTGTTCACGTCGAGATACCACTTGCGGACCGTGGTGGCCGCACCGAGCTGAACCTTCGTTGTTGCGGGCATGATGTTCTCCGATTCT